GGCTGTAATGTGTCCCAAAAGATACACCGTGTCAAGAAAACTTTATTGTTGGGGGCCGTATGATCTTAGCGCTTGACACAGGCCGGGATCTGTGGTTGGATGGATACGCCGTGGCAAACCCCACGGCCCGGTTTCACAGCCGGAACACCAACAGGCGCGACAGCGCCACCTCTGGTACGGCGCTATTTTTGTATCCGTACCGTTTGGGCGGGCTGCGCGCGGGAGCCGTTACGGCTCACCGGTCTCCTGTTGGGCCGGTCTGTGAACCGCGTGTGGCCCGCCTTTTTGCGTTTCACAGCGCAACCGGCGGACATCCCAAACCCCACTTCAACAGGAGGTCTGTCATGTCCGAGCACCAGAATCCCTACCAACTCCCCTATTATCCCTATGTCAAAATGTCCGGGCCGCCCCCGAAAGAGCGCGAATGCGTCTTTTTTGACGCCTGCGCCGACTGCCGGGGGCTGTTAGAGCACAACGCGGCCCTGAAAGCGGCGCTCCGGCGGATCGATGCCGATGTGCGCCAGGCCGGCCGGGAGAACAGTATGGCCTGGGAGACCGTGAATATCCTGCAAGGGAAAATCAGGGAGGTGTACGCCAACTGCCCGGCCGCGGCCCGGGGCCGGGAGACGCCCGATGAATAGCTACCCGTCAAAAAAGGAGGGAGAAACAATGAACCATACGGCCATCACCCAGTACGAATTTGAATCGGCGCCGGTGCGCACCATCGATATTGACGGCGACCCGTGGTTTGTCGCCAAGGATGTCTGTGTCATTTTGGGGTTAACCCATGTATCCGATGCGTGTTCAAAGTTAGACTTAGATGAAAAGGGTCGGTATTTAATCCCGACCCCCGGCGGAAAACAAAAGATGCTGGTTGTATCTGAATCGGGTCTATACTTCTTGACATTCCGCTGCCGGGAGGCGTCAGAACCCGGAACAACGCCGTACCGCTTCCGCAAGTGGGTCACGGCGGAGGTGCTCCCCGCCATCCGCAAAACGGGCCGCTACGAGGCGGAAACCGAAATGAAGGCCTTCAACCGTCCCACCAAGGGCACCTTTGCCTTTCTCTCCCGGGAGTTCCGGGGCGCCCGGCGGCTGGCGTCGGCCATGGGGCTGATGGGGGGCAAGGCCGTGACCGCCGCCAATACAGCCGTCACCGCCCAGTACGGCGTGGACTGCATGCAGATGATGGGGGTGGATGAAGATCAGTTTTACACGTTCGGCTTTCCCGACCATGAGGCGTCGGTGAAGGCGTGGCTGGAAGAGCGGGCCGACGTGGGCGACCCCTCCGCGCAGACATCACTGGCGGCCCTCTTTGCCGATTTTGAAGAGTGGCACCGGCACAACCGCGACGAGGCGCCCCTGGGCCGCCGCACCTTTAGCGGGATGCTCCGCGCCCTGGGCTTTCACGTGTTCAAGCGGGGCGTCTATCTCGTGGCCCGGATGCGGCTGAAACAGGAGGAGACTGCCAATGGTGGACGTTAATATGACGGAAACGGCGTGCGGCTACGCCCGAAGCTGCGCCGACTACGAGGCGCTTGTCAGGCATAACGAGCGGCTGGAGCGTGATCTGCGCAAGGCCCGGAAGGCCGTCCGGATGCTGGAAGGCAAGTTGAAACGGGTTTATGACCTGTGCCCGGCCGCGGCCCGGGAGGAAGGGGCGGCGTTGCCATGACCCCGGCCGAAATCATTCCCCCCTTTGCCGATAACCGCATCGGCGCTCTGCACAGGCTGAAAGCCGCCGGCTACAAAATCGGCAAGTCCAAGCTCTACGCCGACGCCCAAAGCGGCCTGCTGCAAGTGGAGGATGACGGATCGATCACCGAAAAGTCCATCAAGCGCTACCTCAAGCTGGCCCAGCTCAAGCGGCTTTCGGAATCCACCGCCGGCGATCCCGCCGGCGATAAGCTGGCCGTTGAACGGGCCAAAAAAGAGCTGGAAAAATTAGATGAGCAGATCAAAAAAGCCCGCCACGAAAACGAGGTGAACGCCGGCTTGTATATCCTCAAATCCGATTTCGCACTGGAGATGGCCGCCCGCGCCGGTGTGTTTGACACGGGTCTGAAAAACCTGATCCGCACAAGGGCGGGCGAGTGGATCCGCACCGTTTCCGGCGACCCGGAAAAGAGCGCCGACCTCATCAACTGCATGGAAATGGAAGTGGAGCGTCTCCTGCGGGACTATTCCGACATAAAGCGGTTCCAGGTGGTCTTTATATGATGCCGCCGGTACAAATAGCCGCCTCGACGCCCTGCCTTTCTCCCACCCTGCGGGGCGTGTTGGCCGACACTGTGGCCGACACGCTGGAAATGAATCTGCGTTTCACCCCGGCGGAGAAGCGGGTGCTCAAAAAAAAGCGCCCCATACCGCCGTCGGCCTGGGCGCAAAAACACCGCGTCGTCACCATGAGCGCCCTCCCCGGACCATGGCGCAACGATGTTACCCCCTATCTAACGGCAATCATGGACGTGCCCGCCCTGCCCTATGTGCGCGAGGTGATCGTCTGCAAATCTCCCCAGGTGGGGGTCTCTGAGGCGGCCCACAATTTCGTGGGGTGGGCCATCGACCGCGCCGCCGGGCCGGTGCTCTACATCTATCCCGACCGGGACACGGCCCGGGAAAACTCCCAGGACCGCATCCAGCCGATGCTCACCAGTTCGGTCACCCTGCGGGAATACGTTACCGGATCCGACGATGATATGACCAACATGCGGATCAACTTGTCCCATATGCCCATCTACCTGGCCTGGGCCACCTCGGCCGCCCGGCTGGCCAACAAGCCGATCCGCTACCTGATTTTTGACGAGATCGACAAATATCCGGAAACGGCCCGTAAAACCGAGACCGACCCCATCAGCCTCGGCATGAAGCGCTCCCTGACCTACGGCGAGTTTTACCGCGCCTGGAAAATATCCACACCCACCATCGAAACCGGTTCCGTGTGGATGGCGCTGACCACCGAGGCCCAGGTGGTCTTTGATTACGAAACGGTCTGCCCCTTTTGCGACACTCGCCAGGTGATGGCCTTTGAGAATATCAAGTGGCCCCGCCGGAGCGATAAAAAAAAGAGCCATCCCAAGCCGGAAACAGTGAAAACGGAAAAGCTGGCCTGGTACGAGTGCCCTGAATGCACCGCCGAATGGAGCGACGACGACCGTAACCGCGCCGTTGCCAAGGGGCGCTGGGTGGAGCGCAAGACCGGGCGGGAGATTTACGCGTCTCTTCAAGATCGGCGCCCGGCCAAGGTGGGCTTTCACCTGCCCGCCTGGATCTCACCCTTTGTCTCCCTCTCCGATTGCGCCGCCGCCTTTATCGCCGGGCTGACAGACAAGACCAAGCTCAGGGACTTTATGAACAACTACGCGGCCAAACCGTGGGTCGTGTACGAGAAAACCCGCTCCGAAGATGTGATCCTGGAGCTCCGCGATGACCGCGCGGAAATGACCGTGCCCGGCGACGGCAAGGTGGCGCGGTTGATCTGGGGCGCCGATACCCAGGATTATGGCATTTGGTACTGGATTGTAGGGGTGGGGTGGGGCGAAACCGCTCCACTGTGGGATATTGTGCATGGCTATGTACCCTCCCGCCGCAAAGACGACTTTTCCGCCCTGGAAGAGGTGCTGTTTAAACGCGCCTATAAAACCCCGGCGGGTGTCGCGTATCCGGTCCACGACGGTGTGATCGATGTCGGCGGCCATCGCGCCACCCAGGTATTGAATTTTTGCCGCAAGCACCCTGGTAAGGCCTTCCCCATTCGGGGCGCCGGCCGCAATCAGGCCCGGCACCGGGCCTGGCGCAAGGTGGACACCTACCCCGGCACCAGCCGGCCCTATCCCGGCGGATTGTGGCGACTGGATATCAATGATCATGTTTACAAGGACGATGTTGCCGGTATGCTCCAGATCCACCAAAACGACCCCGGCGCATTGGTTTTGAACGCCAACGCAGGGCAGGATATGGCCGCCCAACTCTGCGCCGAAGAGCTGGACCCGGAAAAAGGGTGGATCAATCCCCGCCAACGGCCAAACCATCTGTTTGACATCCTGGCCTACCTGTTGGCCTGGATTGAAGAGCGCAAGTTGCGTTATTTGCCAAAACCCGAAAAAGCAAAACCCAAACCCAAACCGCCGCCATCGCCGCCGGTCCGGGGGCGGGGTGTCGGGCGCCCAAGCCCATCATGGAGGGGGTAGTGTATTGCGAACGCTATCGCTGCAAACTGTCCCGGGAGGCTTGCCTGAAACGGCAAAAGCTGGCCCGCCGGGCCAACGCCCGCCGTCCCGGATGGCAGCGGGGCGGCTCTGCAGCAGTTTTGTTGTCCGGATCCCACTGCGTTGATTGTGAGCAGGGGATGAAAATCGCCGCCGAGGAGAAGAAAATGAAATCACCAACGCTCAAGATTTGCAATGAATGTGGCGTAGAAAAACCGTTGTCAGAATATGACCGTAGCAAAAATTGTAAAGATGGTCATTTTGGATTTTGTAAATCGTGTCGCCGAAAAAAAGTCCGTCAACGCACCTTGGCGAAAAAGAGGGGCGGATCCGTTAAAAAGGCGGCAGGCGATACGATCCTCACCGTTGATTTCTCCCGGCATCCTCACCTCATGGAGCATCTCCAGCGCCAGGCGGCCGAGGCGTTCCGCACCATTGAGAATCAGGTGCGCTACCTGATTTACCGGGAATCCAAACGAGAGGAGGCGGAGAACCGCACCTCACCGGGCGGCAATTGACTGTTGTGACGGTTGGTTCAGGTCTCTGACCTGAACCGGTCCGGCGCCGCTTGTAGGGCGGCAATCCCTTGCCGCCGAACGGCAACGCGAAAACACAAAGAGGTGGTCATGTCCACAACGAAAACGAAATTGCTCAACGTCGAACAGGTGCGAGTCCGGCTCGACTGCAGCCGCTCTTATGTTTATCAGCTCATTGAGCAAGGGGCCGAAGGCGGCGGCCTGGATGGCGTCCGCATCGGCCGGGTCAAGGGGGTCAGGGTGCGCGCCTCGGAGGTGGAGCGCTTTTTGACCGAGCGGGCGGCGGCCGGTGGGGAGTGACGGGCAATGGCAATTTCTGATTGCCGCCGCTCAAATTTCGATGCGGCGGTCAAAAAAAGTGTCCACATCTTCCACTACGTCCATATCTTCCATGACGTACACAACTTTTTGAAAAATATCGGATAGAGATGGTTCCGAAAGTTTTGTAGGTCGGTATTCCTATGCCGACAAACGGATGTTTCCCGGAGGGGCCATTTAGATGCCGGTATTTACCGCCGCAGAAATCGCCGAACAGATCGCCGCTTATAAAGATGCGCTCTTAAAGCTTTCCCGCGCGCAAAGCTACCGCACGGATTTGGGCCAGGTGGTGACCCGCGCCGACCTGCCCGAGATCCGCAAGACCCTGGAATGGTTAGAGACGGAAAAGGACAAGGCGGCGGCCGCCGAGGCGGGCCTCAACGCCGCCGCCGGCGTCATGGTGGCCGGTATCCCTTGCCGGAGGCGCCATGGGTAACGCCATCGACACCCCGGATCTGACCAAGCCCAAGGCGGCCCCGCCCGTGACCGGCGGCAACGTGGCGCCGGTGGCGAAAAAGGGCGGCTCGTTTCACGGCGTCCTGTCAAACTGGGCCGTGGGAAAGCTCAGCCGTTTTTCCGAGGGGCGGGAGCGGGAAAACATCACCGACCGCGCCCGGGACCTCTATTTTTCAGACCCCGCGGCCGCCGCCGGGATCGACGGTCTGGTGATCAACACCGTCGGAACCGGGCTGACCCCGCAATCCAGGCCGTCCGCCGAGCTGCTCGGCTGGGCGCCGGAAGCGGCCCGCGCCTACGCCAGGTCGGCGGAGTTCGCCTTCGGCCTCTGGGCCGCCCAGGGCGACGCCCGGGGCAGGCTGGCCACATTCGGCATGCAGCAGCTTTTGGTGTGCTACAACCTCTTCATCCGCGGGGAGTTTTTTCGCCAGCCGGTGATGCTGGACGAAACGGGCCGCATCTTCTCCCTGGCGCTCCAGCCGGTGGATCCCATGCGCGTCGTCACCCCCGCCGGGTCCGAATCCGACCCGTTGATCCGGGATGGTGTTAAACTTGGCCCAAGGGGCAACCCGTTGACATATCATGTCTATAACGGCCGGGAACTGCTGACCCGCTCCGGGTGGACAACAGCCGACTTTATCCGGGTGCCCGCGTGGGTGGGGCACCGACGCGGCATGCTGCACGGATTTGTGCAAAAGGAAGACGAACAGGTGCGCGGCGTGTCGGTTCTGGCCCCGGCCATGGAGGCGTTCCGCAACCTCTCCGACTATTTTGAATATGAGGTGGTGGCCGCGATTATCGCCGCCGCCTTTCCCGTATGGATTGAGACCCAAAACGCCATGGCCGCCGCCGGGATGCCGGGCGCCGGGGCCGAAGGCGAAAAGCCGGACCCGGTCTATCACCGCGAGTTTGCGCCGGGCGGCGTGTACTACGGCAACGAAAATGAACGTCCCCATCCCCTGAAGGCGGAGCGGCCGGCGGGCAATTTTGAACCGTTTATCCTGACCATCAAGCGCACCCTGGCCGCCGCCATCGGGGAGCCGTATGAAGTGTTTGCCAAGGATTTTTCCCAAACCAACTATTCCTCGGCCCGGGCCGCTCTCTTGGAAGCGGCTCGGGTCTACGCCAATTACCGGATGTGGTTGGTGGGGCAGTTTTGCCGTCCGGTGTGGGAAATGGTCATCGAGGAGGCGTACTTGCGCGACATGCTGGACGTTCCCGCCGGGTCGCCCGATTACTACGACATGCCCTGGGCCTATACTCATGCCGCCTGGGTGCCGCCCCGCCGGGGGCATGTGGATCCGGTCAAGGAGATCCAGGGGATGATCCTGGCAAAGGATCACAACCTGCTGACCCTGGCCCAGCAGATCGCTGAACTGGGCGGAGACTGGGAAGAGACCCTGAACCAGCGCGAGATTGAAACCCGAACCGAGGCGGAAAAGGGCATCACGCCAAGGAACAACAGCGACAAGCCCGGCTTGGCGAAAAGAGAGGAGACCGATGAACCTGCATGATGAGCTGAAACTGGTTTGCAACACCCCCTGGGCCATCACGAGAGAGGCCCACGAAACGATGGTAGCCGTTTACCGCAGTGGCAAGGTCGCCGACATTGTCGCGGCTGTTCAGGCCCGGTCTGATTCAAAGGAATCGGCCTACACGATGGACCGGGGCGTGGCTGTTATCGAAATCAGGGGGGTCCTGGCGAAAAACCGCTCCTGGTCTGCCGATACCGCCTATAGCGATGTACAGGAGCAGTTGACCGCCGTCAAAAACGATTCCGCGGTTGCGGCGGTTTTGCTCAGCATCGACTCCCCGGGCGGCACCGTGGACGGGTGCAAGGAGACCGCCGACCAAATCAGGGCCGTAGACGCCGTCAAGCCGGTGTACGCCTATGCGGATGGTCAGATGACCAGCGCGGCCTATTACCTCGCCGCCGCCGGTCGCCGGATCGCCGCCCCGGAAACCGCCCAGATCGGCTCCATCGGCGTGGTCATGGCCCACATTGATGTGAGCAAGCTGGCCGACGATATCGGCGTCAAGGTGCGCTACATCACGTCGGGCAAATACAAGGCCATGGGCAATATGTTCGAGCCGCTGTCGGACGAGGGCGAGGGCTACTTCCAAAATCATATCGACCAGACCTATGCCATCTTTGTCAACGATGTCGCCCGCTACCGGGGGGTTGAGACAGGGCAGGCCGTCGGGATGGCCGACAACGCCCGGATCTATCTCGCGGCGGCGGCGTTGAGGGCGGGCCTGATCGACGCAATGGTGACCGATCGCGACGCATTTATCAAATCGATATTACAACAAAAGGAGCTTGGCATGGATTTGAAACAACTGAAGGAAAGCCATCCGGAGACCTACAACGAGGCGGTTGAACAGGGCGTTGCCCGGGAACGGGCCGAGTCCCGCGCAAAGATGGAAACGGCGGAAGCCGAGGCTCAAGCCGGCGTCCTAACCCTCGTGGGCAGGGTCTGCGGCGACGAGGCCCGGGACAGGATCACCGGCCTGATGAAAGCCGGGGTTACCCCGGAACAGTTGGACGCCATCAGCGCGGCCGTCCCGGCCCGGCAGGACGACGACGGCAACGGCGCCTCCCGCGCCGACGTGCTGGCCGCCCTGCACCAGGCCACCCCGGCGGCGGTCAACGGCGCCCGGGTGCCCGAGCCCGATGCAAACGCCCAAAAAGCGGAGCAGCGCCAGGCCGATTCCGACGCCATGGCCGCCGCCGCCAACAAATAGTTATTTGTAGGGCGGCATTCCCATGCCGCCGAGCAGAAAGGAGCACATCATGGAGTATGGAGTCACCCAAACGACCCACGCCCGCAAGGCGTGGCAGGGCGATCACCCGCCGGTCCTCGTCGCCGGCACCCTCGTGGCCGGGCAGAACTTAGAAGACGCCGCCGTGCTGGGCAGGATCACCGCGTCCGGCAAAGTAACCCGGTTTGACCCGGCCGGCGGCGACGGCAGCGAAACCGCCGTCGGCGTTCTAATGGGCGCCACCGACGCCGGCGCCGCCGACGAGCCGTGCATTGTCATGGTCCACGGCGCGCCGTTAAAAAACGAGCTGGTCTGGCCCGCCGGCATCACTCTGGAGCAGCAGACCGCCGGCGAGGCCCAACTGTTTTCCGCCGGACTCTATCTCAAATAACCCAGGGCGCATCAGGACGCGCCCCGTCTGAAAGGAGAGAAAAAATGCCAGCACAGCTTGAATGGCAAACCATGACCGACGCGGTCAACAAGATCAAACCGGTTCCGCGAATGCTGCAGGACCTGGTCTTTACCCGTCGCAACACCAATCCGACCAAATCCATCGAGGTGGATCTGATCGTCGGCGGAGAGACACTGGCGCCCCTGGTACAGGATATGGAGGGCGCCCGGATCGTGGAGGGCACCTCGCGGGAGCAGCGCGTCATCAATTCGGCGCGCATCCGGATCAAGTATCCCATGGACGCCAATACGCTGCTGACCACCCGCACCCCCGGCGCCCAGCCCTATATTCCCGGCGGCGGCAATATCGAAACGGCCTATCTGGAGCAGGTGGGACGGGAGCAGAAACACCTGCGCAACAAGGTGGATCGCCGCATCGAAGAGATGTGCGCCCAGGCGCTTACCGGCGCCATCACGATTGAACAGGAAAACATATCGTTTAACGTGGACTACCTGATGCCCGCCGAGCACAAGGTCACATTGGCCGGCGACGACCGGTGGTCAGAAGCCACCGCCGATGTCCGCGCCAATTTGAAAACCGCCGCCCGGTTGATCAAGCGGGCCACCGGTTTTCCGGCCAACCTGGTGATCTGCGGCACCGACGCGGCCGCCGCGCTGCTCAACCGGGTCGCCGACGACTCGTGGTTCAACACCGACGCGCCCCGGCTGGACCCCCTGGGCGGGTTCCGCTGGAGCGCCTCCGAGGCGTACTTGGGACGCGCCGGCGGGCTGTCGTTTTATGAATACGTGGATCAGTACGCCACCGACGCCGGCGTCATGACCGATCTCATCGCCCCGGACAAGGTTTACGTGATTGCGACGGCCGCCCGGATCTCCTTAGAATTCGGCCTGATCCTGGACATCAGGGCCAAGGCCAACGTCCAGGCCGAATATTTTTCGAAACAGTGGGAGGAAGAGGATCCTTCCAATCTCTGGAACCTTATCGAATCGCGTCCCCTGCCGGTGCTCTGGCAGCCGGAGGCCATCGTCGAGATCGACGTTTTGTAAGAAAAACTCTCCTCTTTTTAAAGGAGGAGTCCCCGCAGGGCGGCCTGCCTGCTGCAGACAGGCAACCCTTAGCCGCAAAAGGAGAACGATCATGCCAACCAAAAAAACAAAGACGCCTCCGGTCAAAGCCGAGGTTGTGTCCACAGCGGAAACGAAGGAGCTCTGCTTGATCCGCTCGGTGATTGTCCACGGCAAGTTTTACCCGGCGGAAGAGACGCATGAATTTCCCGAGCCGGTGGCCGGTCAGCTCATCGATGACGGCGCCGCCGAGCCGGTCGCCCCGGCGGCCGAACCGAAGCCCACCGACGAGCCGGAAGAGTAGCCCGTGGCCCTGGTTGACGACATCGCCGACGACATCGCCGCCATTGCCGGCGATGAGACCGAGTTTGCCCGGGCCGTGACCTGGAACGGGGTTTCCGTCACCGCCCTGGTACATGACACGTCGGAGACAATCAGCGACAGGGAAGAGAGCGCCGACGCGCCGTCTGTCACCCTCTGCCGGCGGGAAATGGTACTCCCGGCGGGGGCGGTGCCGGCGCCCGCCGTCGGAGAGGTGATCAACATGGACGGCGCCGTCTGGACGGTGGAGCGTTCCGGCCGCAGTCCGGCGGAACTCAACATTATGTTGTACAGGTATGCGTCATGATGGAGATTAAAATCAGTACCAAAGACATTGCCACGGGTGATGATTTGGCCCGCCTGGGCGACAAGGCCGCCTGGGCGGTGAGTGACGCCCTCAACCGGGGCCTGGGGACGATGAAGACCCAAAGCGTCAAAAATATCAGCCGGACCTACGGCATTCTCCAGAAAAAGCTCCGGGAGAAAGGGCGCCTGACCGAAGTGTATGCCCGGCAGACCGACGGCAGGAGCGTGAAGATGGTGGGGTCGTCCCGCCGTTTTCGCCTGACCGCCTTTTCCGCGCGTCCGGCCAAACCCGGCGGCCGTCGCCCCAAAAGGGGGGTGTCGGTGCTGGTCAAACGCTCCACCGGCCGCAAGACGATCAAGGGCTCCTTTGCCGCCGCCAGCTCCCGGGGAGGACACATTTTCCTCCGCGTCGGCGCCAGACAGGCCCGGCGCAGGGGTACGGGCGGTCCGGTCCGGCCGCGCTATCCGATTCAATCATTGCTGGGCCCGTCCCCCGGCGCCATGATGACCACCGACCAGAAGGTGCGCCAGGCGATTCTCGAGGCCGGCGCCCAAACCGCCGTGGAACGGTTGGAGAGTAACATCCGGTTTCTGTTAACGGGGAGCCGCAAGTAATGGCTGTAGAACTGGCTACAGAAATTGTCCGTCACCTGAACGGATCGGTGTTCGCCGACACCGGCGGCGCGACCCGGGCCGCGGACGGCGGCGACGAAATCATCCGGCCGGCGGCGCACCTTTTTTCCCTGCCCCACAAGGCGGGGGATATGAAGCCGGCCTTTTTTCCCATGGCCGTCGTGGGCCCGCCGCTGACCGAGGTGGTTCCCCGGCCCAACGGCCACTTGGAAACATTCGAGGTGGAGATCACCTGCGGCGTCTATGCCGGCGGGGAGGATCTCGCCGCCGGCCTGCAGGCCGGCGGGAATGAGCTGCCCGAAGCGGCCATCGGCCCTCACCGCTGCCTCAACCTGATGCGGCGGGTGCGGGCGGGACTCTGGCGGCTGCCGAGGCCGCTGTCACGGTACGAGCTGAGCTTGGATATCAAAACGATTCCCGCTCCGGACGACAAGCAGCGGCCGCCCTTTTTTTTCGGGGGGGTGCTGGCCCGTTACACCCGGCCCATTGAAATCCCCCGCCGGACGCCGGCCGAAACCACCGACATGTTTGGCGCGGGCTACCCGGACAACGGATAAAAACAAAAGGAGAAAACGACCATGCCAACGAGAAAAACAGAGACGCCTCCGGTGGAGGCGCCGGACAGCGGGCCCACCCGAAAAACAAAGACGCCTCCGGTGGAAGCGCCGGACAGCGGGCCGCTGGTTTACATCGGCCCCACGATTACCCGCCTGGCGTTGGTGACCGGCAGCACATACCAGGGTTTTCCCGGGCCGCTGCAAAAAACAATGGCCGGGATCCCGGGGCTGCGAGAGATGTTTGTCTCTCCGAAAAAGCTGGCCAAGGCCCGGCGCGACCTGAAAAAACCGGCCACGAAGCTGGCCAAAACCTACACGGCGGTCATGGCCGCCGCAACCACGGGAGGGTAACCCATGGCCTACAGACACGGAGTATACGTATCCGAAGTCCCTACCTCGCTGCTGCCCATGCGCGAAGTCTACGCCCGCCTGCCCTTTGTGGTGGGCACGGCGCCGGTGGACACGCTGCCGGCGGAGGCTGAGAAACCCGTCAACAAACCGGTGCTCTGCTTCTCCTTGGAAGAGTATGTCGCCGCGTTTGGATCCACCACCGACCCGGCGTCCTATACCCTGGCCGAGGCGGCCGAGGTCTTTTTCAAACTCTACCGCTCCGGCCCGGTGGTGTTTGTCAATGTGTACGATCCGGCCGCCCACGCCGGCGGCGTTGGAGATGTCACCGCGGCCGACATCATCGGCGGGATCGACGGCGCCACCGGGAAAAAAACCGGCCTGGAGCTGGTGGACAGCGTCTTTCCCATGTTCCGCAAGGTACCCGGCCAGATCCTGGCCCCCGGCTTTTCCCAGGATCCCACCGTGGCCGTGGTGATGGCCGCCAAGGCGGTCAGCATCAACGCCCATTTCAAGGCGACGGCCCTGGCGGATGTGCCGGTGGCCGGCATTGACGGTTACACCGCGGTGCCGGGCTGGAAGAACACCAACAACTACACCGACGAGCACATGGTGGTCTGCTGGCCCAAGGTTCGGGTGGGGAATCACGCCTACTGGCTCTCGTGCCACGCGGCGGCCCTGGCCATGGAGGTGGACGCGGGGCATGAGGATATCCCCTTTGTCTCGCCCTCCAACCACCGGTTGTCCATTATCGGCGCGGATCATGACGGCGAAGAGCTGTTCCTCGGCCCCGAACAGGCCAACTATCTCAACAGCGAGGGGATCGTCACCGCGCTCAATTTTGACGGCGGCTGGAAGCTGTGGGGCAACCGCACCGGCGTTTACCCGTCGGTCACCGACGTGAAGGATTCTTTCTGGCCCATCCGCTCGATGTTCAACTGGCTGGCCAACACCCTGACGCTGACCTACTGGCAGAAGGTTGACTACCCCCTGCGCCGCCGGGAAATTCACACCATTGTTGATTCGGCCAACATCTGGCTCAACGGCCTGGCGGCCCGGGAGGTGATTCTGGGCGGCCGTTGTGCGTTTCTGGAGAGTGAAAACCCCATTACCGATCTCATGGACGGTATCGCCCGGTTTCATGTGTACTGGACGCCGCCCAGTCCCATGCGGGATCTGGAATTTATCACCGAATACGATCCCCGCTACCTCGCCACGCTGTTTGAATAGGCCGCGGGGATAGGGAGTTTTTTTGCCAATATGTCACAGCGATAAAAAGGAGGCCTAAAACATGGCAAACCAGATACCGGAAAAACTGATCGACTTTCGGGCCTATCTCGACGGCACCGATCTGTTGGGCATGGTGGACGCCACCCTGCCCAAGCTGGAATTTGAGACCGAGGAGCTGCGGGGCGCGGGGATCGCCGGGACCTTTGACGGCCCGGTCCTGGGCCATCTCAAATCCATGAACACCGAAATCAACTTTCGGACCACCACGGACAGCGTCATGAAGCTGGCCGCGCCCAAGTATCACCACATCACCCTGTATGGCGCCCTGCAGTTTCACGACGCCGGCGGCGGTGAGCTGATGAGCAAGGAGCTCAAGGTGGTGTTGCGGGGCCTGCCCAAGAACCCCGATATGGGCAAGTTAGATTCGGGCAAACTGATGGAGGTGAAGCACACCCTCGAAATCGGCTACCTGAAAATCTTTTTTGACAAGGCCGAACGCATCGAAGTGGACAAGTTCAACTACATCTACACGGTGGACGGCGTTGATTACCTGGCGGAAGTGCGCGCCAACCTGGGGTTGGGGTAGTTAGCCCCGCGTGTCGGCATGGGAATGCCGACCTACGGATGGTTCAGGTCTCCGACCTGAACCGGTAAAGGCCCCATTCAATCCCCGTTGGTTCAAGTCAGAGACCTGAACCAACGGGAGGGGCGGCAACCCCTTGCCGCCAAACCGGGAGGAGACCATGACAGACAAAGAGGACAAAACCATCAACAGTGACGGCAGCGTCACGTTGCGGCTGACATACCCCATTTCAATTGACGGTAAACCGCTGCGGGAGATCACCCTGAAGCGCCCCAAGGTGAAGATGCTGAAGGATGTCAACAACATGACCGGCCGCGATGAGGAGCGGGAGTTACAGATGTTCGGCAAACTGACCGGAGTGAACCCCGAGGAGCTGGGTGAGCTGGACATGTACGACTACCAACGGCTCCAGGAGGTGTACGCCGGTTTTTTATACCGACATGGTCCGATTGCCAGGACCTCTGCCTGATGCTGGCCCGATGGACCCATACCGGGCTGGCGTTCTGGTTGGAAATGACCGGCGAGGAACTGACGGCGTGGGCGAAAAGGGCCTCGAAAATCAATCGGTCCTGAACCCGATCAGAATGGCAACCCGCGGGCCGAGCCAGCCAAGGGGTTTATAGAGAAGCGCCACCACAATAATATCAAGGAAGATGGTTTCATCGCTGAATATATCGTACACGAAAACATCAATGAGCAGGAAGCTCGCCAGGCCTAACAGCATCGAGATGATAACACCGGGTATCAGGGCGGCGTTTTCCGGGTTCATCATTGTCCTGCCATCGTTTGGAGGTTGTCCATGAGCACTGTCGGCGCCACCGCCAAGTATACCATCGGCCTCGGTATTGCCGGTTATACCGGCTTCAAGACCATTATCGGCGACGCCGGTAAAAAGGTAAACCTTTTGGGCCGTGAAGTCAAGCGCCTCACCGACGTATCCAAGCGCGTCACCAGGTTTCAGGAGCTGGGCAAGACGGTCAACGCCACCCGGAACGAGCTCCGCCACGCCAAGGGGGAGGTAAAGCGCCTGCGCATGCAAATGCGCAAGACCGATCAACCGTCGCGGCAGCTTGAGCAAAACTTCGCTCGCGCCAAGGCCCGGGCCAATGCCCTGTCTCACACATTGAAAAAACAGCAGGCGACCCTGCTCGGCCTGAAAGGTGAACTCCAGGAAGCGGGTATCAAAACCGCCCAATTGGGCCGCGCCCAGGCCGAGCTGACCCGCAAGACCGAGGCGGCCCAGCGCGCCCAGCGCCGCTTGGGCGACACCATCCGGCAGCAGGATCGGTACCGCCAAAAAATGCGCGCCCACACCGGCCGTCTGCTGGGCGCCGTGGGGATGGTCTATTCCGCCGGGCGATTGCTGACAGCCGGAGGGGAGGTTGAACGGGCCAAGGGTGAGGTGGCTACGATGAATGTAGACGAGGCCGGTCTCGACCTTTTGGGCAAAACCGCCCGGGACCTCACCAACCAGTTTTCCGGGATGACCAACGAGGGGATCATCCGGTCGGCCTATGCGTTGAAATCGGGCGTCTCCAGCTTGGGCAACGAGGCCCTGGCAAACGTGACCCGCATTGCCGCTGTTACAGCCAAGGGAACCCTGTCCTCCCCCGATGAGATGACCAGTCTCTTTACCCAGGGCTACAACATTTTCCGGAAGCAGTACGAGCAAACAGCGGCGAAAGATGTGCAGGGATGGGGTGATCTCTCCAAAGACGAGAAAGACACCAAGTTTTTCGAGCAGTTTTCCGCCGGCATCGCCGCCACGGTGCAGGGGTTCAACACCACCGGAGCCAAGATGAAGCAGGCCTTTGCCACCCTGAGCGCCGACGCCACCATGGCCGGGGTGGACTTTGCCGAGCAACTGGCAGTCCTGGCGATGCAGCAGGGCACCGTGGAAGCGGGCGTTTCGGGCACCCGGTACGCCGCCTTTTATAAAAATGCGGCCCGGGCCGGAGAGAAGCTGGGGCTTGACTTTGTGGATGACGCCACCGGGCAACTGAAACGGTTGCCCGATATGATCGCGCAGCTCGAACGAAAGTACGGGTCGAAACTGGAGGCGGAGGAAGAGCAGGAGTTGACCAAGGCGCTGGGATCGGATGAGGCGGCCAAGTTTGCCAAGTCGTTTTTGGGGAAATCAAAAGATATGTCCGACGGTATCGCCGGGGTGGCCGAGGCGCTGGAAATGGGTGAAGAGATCGCCGAGGCCATGGCCCGGGCCAGGGAGCGCGGGTCGGGGGTGGCGCTGGATCTGCTGGGGAAGCGCCTGGGCAACCTGGGCGAGCTGATCGGCGGCGCCGTCGCGCCGGCCACCATATGGGTTGCCAACACCCTCGGTGAAATGGTGATCGGTCTGCAAAACCTGGTGGAAAAATTCCCCACCGTTGCCACGGTGTTGGGCACAATTGTCGTTGCGGGCGCAGGGCTGTTTGCCGGGTTTACAGCCCTCGGCGTCGTTGTCAACGCAGCGAAAATCGGCCTGTTGGGTCTGAAAAAAATGTTTCTGCTGGCGGGGATTTCCGGGGGCGGGCGACTGCGCCATGGCGGTCTCAGATTTCGCAACCCCCTGGGCCGTCTGTTTCGCCGCAAAAAAGACGGCAAGGGCGGCCGGGGCGCCGGCGGCGGGCCTGCATCGGGGGGCGGCCTCCTTGGCCTGGGCCGCGGTGTTACGCCGGTGCGGGTGGTCAACTGGCCCGGCGGCGGCCTGGGCGACGGTTTTGATGGTTTCGGCGGCGGGGATAAGAAATCCCGGCGCAACCGTCGCGGCAGGGGCCGCCGGCCGGCGGGCCGGGTCAAACCGATGTTGGGGAAAACCGCCGGCGCCGGGAAAACGGCCTTGGGCGGCAAGGGGTTCACAAAAATTTTCGGCAGGGGGCTGCTCAAAAAGGTCCCCGGCGTCGGACTGATGCTGGGCGCGGGCCTGGGGATGCAGCGGCTGCTGCGCGGCGACGCCCTCGGCGCCGCCATGGAGCTGGGTTCCGGGGCCGCCGCGCTGCTCCCCGGCATGGGCACCGCCGCGGCGGTGGCCTTGGACGCCGCCATGATGGCCCGGGATGCATCCGCCAAGGCGGAGGCCGCGCCGGGCCCCGGTCGTCGGCATGGGGATGCCGACCCGCAAAAACCGCGACTCGTAGGGCGGCAGCCCGTTGCCGCCAAAGAGATTTCGCCCCTGGGTGCGGCGGTGGCGGCCAAACCGAAAGTGATCTCCTTTCCCACGCCGGGTGTGACCCAGGCCGTCACTCCCGGCAGCATGGCAAAAGCGCTGCGGCATGGGGATGCCGACAAACAGATTTCGGCCCTGGGTGCGGCGGTGGCGGCCAAACCGAAAGTGATCTCCTTTCCCACGCCGGGTATGGCCCGGGCCGTTGCTCCCCACAGCCCGGCAAAAGCGCTGGCCGGCCGGCTGGAACAACTGGCGGCCGCGGCGGCGGACCGGAAACCGCCCCAAAAGAAATATCACTTTGAGATCCACCAGGTGGTGAACCTGCCGCCGGGCATGATGCGCGACGTGGTGGAGGAGGTGCTGGAGCAGACCGGCGCCAGGCTCGAAGAGCGGATCCGGCAAATTGTGGAGGACTCCGAAGAACGGGAACGACACGTGAGTTTCGGCTATGCCTCGACGATACTCTAAAACATCGTACAGCACCGTTTCCGGAGACGCCTGGGACCGGATCGCAAAAACGGTGGTCGGCGACGAAACCCTGATGCACCGTCTCATGGCTGCGAACCCGGCGCATCGGCAAACCGTTTTTTTCCCCGGCGGCGTTGAATTGACCGTTCCGGCAATCACCATCACGAAAAGGAGCATTCCCCGATGGAAGCGCAGGCGGTAAGAAAAGCCACCCTCGAAATGACCTACAAGGGCTACGACGTGGCCGAGGATTGCGTCGGCTTTACCTATACGGACAACGCCGACGCCCAGGCCGACCATATCGAAATCCGGCTCCAGGACCGCACCGGCTTCTGGTTAGGGGCGCGGGCGCCGCAAAAAAACGATCTCATCGAGCCGGTGATTGTGGTGGAGGACTGGCTCTACACGGGTCACTTAGATCATCTCGATTGCGGCGCGTTTCAGTTGGACGCCCCCACCGTTTCCGGCCCGCCGGACACGGTCATGTTGCGGGGCCACGCCATGGCCGGCAATCTCGACAACCGCACCCAAAAAAAGGTGACCGCCTGGGAGGGGGTCACCCTGGTGGAGATCGCCGACGACATCGCCGGCCGTATGGAAAAATCCCTGGTCTGGGAGGGCAACGACCGCCACTACCCCCGCGTTGAACAGAAAGGCGAGGGCGACGTGCCGTTTCTCGAGCGGCTCTGCGAAGAGTGCGGCAACGACGTCAAGATCGTCGGGGGCGAGCTGCATGTGATTGCAGGGGTTACCCGGGAGGCCCAGGCGCCCGCCTGTACGTTTCGCCGCTCCCAGGCCCTGGGGGAAACCCCCATGATCAAGAGCTATACATTTTTGAACAAGGGCCACGACACCTATGGATCGTGCGTAGTCAGGTGGACCGACGAGGATGAAAAAAAGACGTTCCAGGGCGGCTTTGACAGCCCGGACACCCCGTCGGGCGAGGCCCTGGTTATCCGCGACCGCCGGGTCGCTTCCGACGCCGAGGCGGAGGAGTTGGCCAAACAGATGTTGCGCACCAAAAACAAGAACGAGAAAAAGGTTGACTTTACCCTGTTGGGCGACGTGACCCTGCGCGCCGGCGACACCTGCCGGGTGGAGGAGTTCGGCGTTTTCAGCGGCGGTTATATTATCGAGCAGGCCGTACACAAGTTAGACCAGCGGGGCGGCTACGAAACAACGGTGCATCTGCGCCGGGTGTTGGGGTTTTGAGTTATGCCGGCCACCGAATACGAAAAAATGGCCCGCCGGGTGGCGCGCTTGGAGGAGATGCTGACCCAGGTGATCCGGTCCGGGATCGTCACCGACACGGACCCGGCCGCCCACAAGGTGAAGGTACTCTTTACCGACAACGAGGATCTGGAGACCCAATGGCTGCACGTGCCGGTGGTCAAGACCCACGCGGACAAAATGTTCTGGCTGCCGGATATCGATGAAGAGGTGCTCTGCTTTTTCTACCCCCTGGCCCGGGAGGTCGGTTTCGTGGCGGGCAGCCTGTACAACCGTGTGGATCCGCCGCCGGTGGACAGCCAGGAGAAGGCGCATATTCGATTTTTAAACGGCACCTGGATCGAACATGACCGCGACGAAAACAGGATGCAGGTGCACCAGGAGGGGGAAATCACCATCCGGGCAACGGAAAAAATCGTCATCGGCGCGCCGGTGGTCGAGATCGCCGGCGAGACGGTGGTTGTGGGTGCGCCGTCCGCCGTGACGCTCGCCACGCCCACGGTCATCCAGCCGGCGCCGACCATACGGAGCGGATCCTGGGCGCCGGTGAAGGCGACGCCGGAGCCCATCGAGCCGGAGCCTTACGAAAAGCCGGAACTGCTGGAACCGGGCGGCTGCCCGGAACCGCCGCCGCCGGAGGATACGTCAACCCACGACGAGATCGGAGACGGCCATGGCTGATCCCGGCTCCTACGGCCCGGTGGTGTTTGAGACCTCGGACGCCCGCATCCGCACCTTTACCGGTTTGCGGGAGAATCGCCGGGCGCGCTACGCCACCCACGACGTCATCAACCAGGAGCAACTGCTGCAGTTTTTGACGGTGGAGCTGGCCCAGGTCGACTTTACGATCATCCTGCACCACCGCTTTTGCGACCCGGCCGGCGAACTCGAGGATCTGAAAACGCTCCTCGCGGACCACGAGGCCTACGCCCTCGTGATCGGCGACCGCATTTTGGGCGAATTTGTATTGGAGAATTTTTCGGCCCCTTATCAGCATGTGGCCGACAACGGCGTGGTGATGCACGCCAAAACCGATCTGCATCTGAAAGAGTATCGTTAGCTATGGAATACCGATCTGTAAAAACCGCCGCTCGAATGGCGCCCCTTGTAGGTCGGCAATTAAAAACTCTCCTCCTTTTCAAGGAGGAGTCCCCGCCGTAGGCGGGGGAGGTGGTCCTACGGATGGTTCAGGTCAGAGACCTGAACCAACGGAAAAACCGCGACTTGTAGGGCGGCCTGCCTGCTGCAGACAGGCAACCCTTTGCCGCCGAAAGGCACCATGATTGAAAAAATGGTCATCGCCGACACCGGCCCGGTAACGATCCACCCGGCGGATCGGTTAGAAGAGATCCTGCAGAATGTGCGCACCATTTTGACCACGCCCAAGGGGAGCGTGCCCCTGCACCGCGATTTCGGGCTGGATTTTGACGTGCTGGACCGTCCCACGCCCAAGGCCCAGGCGCTGGTCACCACCGATGTCGTCCGCCAGGTGGGGCGCTATGAGCCGCGTTGCGATGTGACCCGGGTGGTGTGGGACAAAACCGCCGTCGGCGATGCCATGGACGGCCGCATGATCCCGACCGTGCTGCTGAAAATCGACGAGAAAATTTTACCATGACGATGAACCGCCTCAACCTGCCCGACATCGCCTTTTGCGAAACCGACACGGCCGCCGTGGAGCGGGAGGTCATTACCGAATATGAGCGCATCACCGAAGCGACGCTCTACCCCGGCGACCCGGTCCGGCTCTTCTTGGAAGGGCTGGCCTATCTCATTGCCCAGCAGCGCTTTTTGATCGACTACGCCGGCAAGATGAACCTGTTGCATTACAGCCAGGACGGTTATCTCGACCACCTCGGCAACTACCTCAACACCCTGCGCCTGGCCCCCGCCGCCGCCGATGTGATGATGAAATTTACGCTCTCATCGCCCCGGCCCCAGGCGGTGATCATCCCCCGGGGGGTGCGGGTCAGTCCCGATGAACAACTGCGCTTTGTCACCACCGCCGAACTGATCATCCCGCCGGGCGGGACATCCGGCAGTGTCATCGCCCGATGTGAAACCGCCGGCGACGTCGGTAACGGTTACCTCCCCGGCCAGATCAACAAGCTGGTCGACCCGGTGGCCTACGTGGCCGCCGTGGTCAACACCACGGAGAGCAGCGGCGGGGCCGACGCCGAGAAGGACGAAAACCTGCGGGCCCGGGTGCAACTGGCCGCCGAGCAGTACGCCGCCGCCGGACCGGCGGCGGCCTATGTGTATCACGCCCGTAAGGTATCTTCGGAAATAGCGGACGTGGCCGTGTGGCAGCCGGCGCCGGGCCGGGTGCGGGTGGCGCCCCTGCTGGCCGGCGGGCAGCCCCCCGGCGCCGGGATCATCGCCGCCGTCGCCGCCGAGTTGAACAGAAAAGAGATCCGTCCTTTAACCGACAGGGTCAACGTGGTGCCGCCGGAGAGCGTGGCCGTTGATGTGGCCGCTGCATATACGATCCTGACCAGCTACGCCGCGAGAACCATCTCCATCCAGGCGGCGGTGAAACAGGCGGTGGACGGCTATGTGGCGTGGCAGACGTCTGCCCTCGGCCGGGCCGTGACGCCGTCGCAACTGACCGAGCGGATCCAGTCGGTGGAGGGGGTTGAGCGCGTCACCGTCTCCGCGCCCGTTTACCGGGCCCTGGAGCCGTGGGAGCGGGCCGTTGTCAATGACGCAACCGTTACATACGAGGGGTTGGCCGGTGAATAACAGGCATCTGTCGGAAAGGGATTGCCGACCTACGAAAACCCAAAAACTCTCCTCCTTTTCAAGGAGGAGTCCCCGCCCCAGGCGGGGGAGGTGGTTTGCATGAGCGGCAACCCTTTGCCGCCAAAAAATGATGGGCGCCGAACGCGATTTTAAAAATGACCGCAACTGATCTATATCGACTGATCCCGCCGGGGATCAACACCGATCCCCAGGTGATCGCCGCGGCTCGCGCCGCCGGCGGCGAGGAGTTCGCCGTCCGGGGCCTGGTGCCGCTGATCCATATCTGGTCCCGGTTGGAGACGGCGCCCGAAGCGCTCCTCGATCACCTTGCCTGGCATCTCCATATCGACGGCTACCAGTACGCCGCCACGGCGGCGGAAAAACGGTGGTTGGTGATGCACTTCCACGACTGGCACCGATTTAAGGGGACCGAACATGGTCACCGTCTCTACTGGCAGGTACTCTTAAAGCGGGATCTGTTGCATGTGGCGCCGCTGCACAAATCATACCTGAGCCGATCGCTGACCGAGGATGAACGGACCGCCTTCGAGTCGGTCCACCCGGAGATCCGCATCTACCCGTTCCGCCATGCCGGTGTGCAACGCTCCTTTTTTGTGGGGGATCTGCTGGGCGGGGAGGGTCACACGGTTCATCCGGCCCAAACCGACGCCATTTTACGCATCGGCAGCCGGGTCACCCTGTACGACCCGGCCGACGGGACCGAAACCGACCTGCACAGCCTCCGGACAAGCCGTACCGCCATCCGGCGGACGGCCCGGGAAACCGTCACCCTGAAGCTGCCCGGCCAGGGCGCCGGTCTGTTTTTCGGCCGTCCGCTGGCCGGCTATATCAACCGTCAACTCGCCGATGATCCCGACCTCGCCGCCTGGTACGACCGGGGCGATCCGCCGGATCCGGAAACCGAGCGGATCAACCCGGACACGGGTGACCGCGAACCGATTCCGGAGATCGACCTTCGACGCCCCGAAAAACTCGACGACATTCGCGCCGCCCAAAAAGCGGCCCAGGCGGCCGGGTTTACCTGCGCAAACGGCATCACCTTAGATTGTCGCGGGGAAGATCTCTCCCGCTGGACCCAGGCCGCGGTGCTCCTTGATACCACCGGCGCGCCGGGGATCACCGTCCGGGACAAGCACAACCAGAACCACGACGTCACGGCCGATGCGTACCGGGCCATGATGGCCGAATTGGGGGCCCATGTGCAAAAAAATATCCTCGGCAAATACTGGGCGCTGAAGGATGCGGTTCGTTCCGCCGCCACCGTGGCGGAACTCGACGCCATCGGGATTGAGTAACAGGGGGTCGTAAATGGCAAAACCAAGGCGCCGCTGGTCGGCATGGGGATGCCGACCTGTAAAAACCCAAAAACTCTCCTCCTTTTCAAGGAGGAGTACCCGCCTAGGCGGGGGAGGTGGTGTAAATGATCGATAATCGCTGCACACTGTTTCCCAACGGCGACTGGCTCCCCTGCTGCGTCGCCCACGATTACGCCGCCGCCGACGCCCGTCATCTCCATCGCTCGGCGGCCCGGCGGCGGGAGGCGGATGTGGCGCTGTTTCGGTGCGTGGCCCGGCGCCCCGGATGGTGGCACCTGCCCGTTGCGGCGGTCATGTACGCGGGCGTTCGGCTCTGGGCGCTGATGCGGGGAGGCTATTGAGATGAGTCAATATTTTACAATGGACATCGGCCTTTTGGTTTTCAACCTGCTCGTTGTTGTTTTCGGCATGGGCCGTCTCTGGGCGGGGCAGCGCAACATTGCCGATGATATGGCTGCGATCAAGGAACGGGACGCGAAACAGGAAAAGGAGCTGCAGGCGCACGGGGATCACATTGCGCGCCTCGCCGATGATGTGAAATTCGTTAAGGACCGCCAGCAGGCGGCCGACGCCGGCCTGGTTGACCTGTGCAACACCTACGCCAAGGACAAGGGCGGCTGCCGGGAGCGCCAGACCGGCGTGGAGCGGCGGTTTGACGCGCTGACCGCTGCACAGTCGGAGCTGTTTGCCCGGATGGATAATGTCAATGACAAGCTGTCCGCGCTGCTCGCCGAAGAGCAGACCACGCGGGCGCTCTTACAGCAACTGATCAACGAAAGGAGAAAAGACAATGGATAAAATCGGGGATAAAATCGGCATCATCGAAACGGTAAAGGCCACCGGCACGGCCAAGGCCGGTCTGGCGGGCATCGTCATCGGCGCAGGGATGGTGTTGTTCGGCGACACCTCAACGGGCGTTGAACTGATCGTCATCGGCATGATGGCCATCCTGGGACGCCGGGGGCTGCTCAAAATCGAAAAGCCCGCCGCCGAACCGGTACCGGAAACCGAGTAGAACGGCAATCCCTTGCCGCCGAAAGATCGCCCGTCGGCATGGGAATGCCGACCTGCGAAAACCCAAAAACTCTCCTCCTTTTCAAGGAGGCGTCCCACGCCGCAGGCGGGGGAGGTGGTTCTACGGATGGTTCAGGTCAGAGACCTGAACCAACGGGAACAAAGCGGAGCGTAAATGACATTTGACCTCACAGCTTTGATCAACTGGTCCGTACTGCTCTCTGCGCTCTCCCTGATCGGCTCCTTTTTTGTGCTGGAGGCGATCAAGAACGTTGTCGCCGACCGCGTCGGGCGGATCATGGCCCGACGGCGCTTCGTGGCGCGGCCCGATTTTGCCGTGGGCCGCAACAGCGGAACCCGGGTGGCCTGGGTGCTGCCCTGCGGCGAGACGGTGAGGGGACGCATCGTCCGGGTGGACAATATCTTTATTACGGTCCGCATGGACAACGGGGATAGTAAAAAGGTGCCGCTGCTCGGCTGGAGCGAAAAAGAGTGGATCGTGGTCACCGCCGCCGAACGCGCACCGTAACCGCTCGTGGGATCCGACCCGTGGGGGTTTCGTAAAGTGCAAATGTTTCCATCGTTCGTTTCCTCCAACGCGGTTGTTGTATGTAAGGGCGGTTCGCGAACCGCCTTTACGCGAACCGCCCCTGCCGACGCGGTTGTTGTAGGGCGGCACCCCCTTTCCGCCGAACGGCATGTTCCCCACATGTGTGGGGATGAACCGGTACTAACAGAAACCGCGGTTGAGCGCCGCGAAACCCGCAAAAAGGAGACACGCCATGATTTTGGGACGTATTATGATTGTATTGCTGACCGTCGGGGTGATCGCCCTGCTGTTCAATTTTGCCCATGCAGGTGACGGGAACGACTTTGAAACCTGGCTGAAAAGTCAGGGGCTGGCCGTCGTGCCGGTGAAAACCGCGCCGGCCAAGCCGGCCAAGCCGGCCGCCCCGCCACCCGCACCGGCGGCAACGGCCGCACCGGAACCGGCGGCTGCCCAGCCTGCCGCGCCGCCGCCGGATGAGTCGCTGGGCGTGGCGCTGCGCGCTGATGTCCCGCCCGGCGGGATGATCAGTTCGACGGTGGATGAGCGTCTGGCCCGGGCCAGGGAGATATTCGAGGGGATGAAACCGAAACCGACCTTTGACGCCGCCGTGGCCAACATCACCTGGCAGATTGTCATTGTCATCATCGCCATGTGCCTGCTCATCATCGGATCGGCGGCCCACTGGTGGGTGATGGACCGGATTACGGCCGACTATTCCACCAGCGAGCAGCTCAAAAAGGGCAACCAGGCCGTGGCCATGGTGACCAGCGCATCCAATGTGGCCGTGATCATCGGCATGGCGGCCGTCATCAGCGTCCTGTTCTTGTTCTGATGGAGGCGCTGCTGTTCATTTTCGGGCTGATGGCCGGGGCGGGGTTGACCGCCTGGCTTATTTGCCGGGTGCGGTCCCTGTTTCCCCGCCGCAACCCCCCGGGAGGGGGAAAACCATGAAGGGGGTCGCCGCCTGGATCGTTTTTGTGGCCGCCGCCCTGGGGCTGGTCGCCCAACCGTCCGACCCGCCCCGGGAACCGGCCCAGGCAACGGCGCCGGCGCCAACCTCCTCGCCGGCCCCGTTGCCGATCCCGGCGCTGGAACCGGTGGATCCCACGCCGGTACCCATGCGCCGGACGGCGCGGCCCATTGATGATGTGGAGATCCCGTTGGATTACCGCCGCTGGGCCAAACGCTATTCACGCCTGTTTATGCCGCCGGGGTTCGACTCCCGCTGGGTCTTGTGCCAGATGCGGGCGGAGAGCAATTTTGTCTCGGCGGCCGTTTCGCCGGTGGGCGCCGCCGGGCTGATGCAGATCATGCCCGAAACGTGGCGGGAGCTGCAAAAAAAGATGCGCTGGGTCAACAACATCTGGAACCCGGAGCAGAACATTGCCGCCGGGGTAAAGTACCTCGCCGCCCAGCGGGCCGCCTGGAAAGCCCGGCGGCCGGAAAAGGACCGCCTGGCCCTGGCCTTTGCCGCGTACAACGCGGGGCTGGGAAACCCCTTAAAGGCCCAGCGGATTTGCATCTCCGAGGATGCCGGTAATTGCAACCGGTGGCGGCCCATCGCGCGGTTTGCGCCCCGGGTGCGCACCTGGAAACACGTTGAGACCCTCACGTATGTCAACCGGATCTTTGATTATATGGGCGAAAAGATATGATGTCGGCCATTATCGCGTGTTGTGGCCATCCGCGACCCCAAAGGGTTTGCGGGGAATTTTCGCCCCCACGCGACCTGGAGGGTGCGCCCGTGCGGCCATTTCCGCCAATACGAAAACCCTACGGATGGTTCAGGTCTCCGACCTGAACCGGCAAACGCCCCGTTCAATCCCTGTTGGTTCAGGTCAGAAACCTGAACCAACGGGAGGGCCGCCGAAAGGAGAAATTATGAAACCGATTCCAGCCGTTTTGATTGCCGTGAAACCGATTCTATCCGTTTTACTTGCCGTTTTTGCCCTCGCCGGCTGCGCCGCCAGGCCGCCGGCCAACCCCTATCTGACGGAGATGGCCAAGGCGATTGAAGATCTGCAAGCGCAACCGCCGACGGCCGCGCTCACCCTGGCCGACGTGGACGCCCGCATCGCCCAGGCGGTGCCGGCGCTGATCGACCGCCGGCTGGAAGGGATGGCCACTCAAACGGACACCCGACTGACGCTCTACAGAGAGGGACTCAAAACCCTGCTGGCGCCGGTCTATTTTGCCAAGGCGGCAAATACCCTGGCCCCGGAGGCCAAGGCGGCCATTGAAAAAAAAGCCGAATTTTTGAAAAGCGAGCCGGAGCTGCACCTTATCATCACCGGTCACGCCTCGGCGCCGGGGCGTACCGCCACCAATGCGGAGCTGGCCCGGCACCGGGCCGAGCATGTCGGGTTTTACTTGCAGTACAAGGGCGTGCCGGCCGAGCGCATGACCATCTACAGCCGGAGCGGGGGCGGGCACGGGGACTACGCCCGCAAGGTCACCTTCGCTATCCGGTGACCCCGCTCGTCGGCATGGGGATGCCGACCTACGAAAACCGGGCCCCGCTTGTCGGCATGGGGGTGCCGACCTGTAAAAACCCCAAAACGCTCCTCCTTTTCAAGGAGGCGTCCCCTAAAAGGGGCCTGGCCTGGCATTACAAAAAAACCCTACGGATGGTTCAGGTCTCCGACCTGAACCGGCAAACGCCCCGTTCAATCCCTGTTGGTTCAGGTCAGAGACCTGAACCAACGGGAGAGGAGAATGATATGAAACCGATTCTATCCGTTTTGATTGCCGTGAAACCGATCCTAGCCGTTTTGATTGCCGTTTTTGCCCTCGCCGGCTGCGCGGCCAGGCAGGTGGACTGGCAATACTACGCCTACACGAAGGCAGTACAGCAGGCCGCAAGCCAGCCGCAACAGCCCACAATGCAGTTGGAGTTGACCGAGGATGGCAAAGTGAAGGGGCTGTCAACGTATGCGCCGCCTGCGCCGGTGCGCATTGAGCAATACCGGCGGCACTACCACCCCGCCTGGCGCATCGGCGGCCGGGTGCTGACTGCCGCCGTCAGGGCCGGCGGCGCCGTCCTGGGCATCCGCGCAGCCGGCGAGGCGTTAGAGGGCATCATCGGCGCCGGCCGGGGGTCGTATAACTACACCGCTGGCGGCGACATCAACGCGGCCAATGACCGCAGCCGCATCGATTACGAGCGCTACGACAACGTGGGCAACGACTACTCCGACAACCGCGATCAGTCCGACAACTCCGACCACTCGGCGGCCGACCCGCCGCCGGACGATCCCGACGAAGATCCCCCGACGGACGAGGAATCCCGGGCCGGCACGTGGTGGTAAGGGGTCTCGCCCATGGGGAGAGGGGTAGGCTGAAGGTTGGTTCAGGTCTCCGACCTGAACCAACGGAACCACCGCCCCCGCCCGGGGCGTGGGACGCCTCCTTGAAAAGGAGGGGCGTTTTTGTCTCCGGCCTGAACCATCAGTAAATGTTACTCCACGTGCAGGGGCGGAACGGAAACGGGAAGATAGGGAGCCTCCTGCAGGCAGGTGGACGAGGCGCTGTAGCGGGGCTTCACTTTAAGAGGATCATCACGAAGAGCCCCGCCAACGCGATGGCCGTTCCGATATACCACCTGATCATGTAGTTTTTTGCGTCGGACAGGCCCTTTTTGGTAGCAAGGTGGGGGAGTTGCCCCTTGATATTTTCAACGTCAGCGCTGATTGACGCCACAGATTGCTCAAGGTTGTATACTCTCCCTTGGTTTTGAGAATTATCTTCCATAACCATTCCTCCTTTTGGGTTGTGGCCTGCTATACGCATCATTCGGGTTACCTTTGTGTGAGCCTTTATTTGGTTTCTGGTTATTTGGGACTGGAGCGCCCGGCTTTTTGGGACCTGCCGGTTACAAAAACAGTGGCAAGGCTCACAACAGTTACCCCCCCGATCACCGTGGCGGCTACTTCAAATCCCCTCAGAAGGGCGTAAAGGCATGTCGCGAATGCCGCCAAGGTGACGATGAGGCCAAATATCTGTCCTCGTCTGTATTGCCTCGCGGCAAGTCGATGGAATTCAAACTGGGCCTTCTGCTCATGTTCAGCCATGCTTAAAATGCGCTCAGCCGCACCAGACACTATCTTATTATACTCTTCAAGTATATGCGGCGGCGGGACCGGGCCGACAGGCACTTCAAGTGTAGGTCCGGGTGGCTGCCTTTTAGCCGGCGGCTTACTTTTCTTCACTCTGTTCCTCATCGAGCCATTCAATGCTTTTTCGGATATGCTGACCTACGCGCGCCCAGTGTCCCCTGATTCGTTCAGATAGAGATTTTTCAGAAACATATTGTTCAAAGGAGGGTGCAGGCATTATATCCATGATACTGCCGACACCGCCAAGGAAAGCTTTCGTCTGAATCTTCATGCTGCTATATGTTCCCTGCGTGTGTGGGGATGAACCTGTAAGTCTGAAACGGTCAGAATCTAACAGACCATGTTCCCTGCGTGTGTGGGGATGAACGGCACCCCTGGAGTGGAATGTGTGTGTGTAGTTTTCCTCTCCGGGTTCACATTTTTGGACCATGAATGTGCCCATCTCATGGCGCCTTGCGGTCTCTTCAATCGCCTCTATTTCGGTGTCGTAATCATCAATAACAGACTCATCTTTAATAACGATATACCTTCCACGGTATTTGGACACAAGGCGGTCCTGGTTTTTGATATAATACTCAAATTCTCTTTCAAGGTTGTTTTCCATGACCACACCGTTGCTTTCCATGATCACGCCTCCTTTTGGGTGAGCCTTTATTTGGAGCATCCTGTATCTGTTTTAATTCTAAATTCAGCCTCGTTTGGCCTGTGCGCGACGCGAAAGTCATGAAGGAGTGATTGCTAAAGTCGCAACCAATACGATCAGAGTCCAATACGCCCCGTTCAAAAATACCTTTATAACCCGATACATGGCACCCCCCTTTTTTGTTTTCGAGATGGTACACGGGTTGTGTATAAGTGGTTATGATTGCTGATTATGATGTGACCTCACCAGTACATAATAGATAATACACATCAACCCTCGCTGTCAACTCTCCCCGAAAGTATCTCCATCCATAATGGCGGCAAGGGGTTGCCGCCCTACGGGATCTCCCCGTTTTTTGTCATGTTCTCGTAGGTCGGCATTCCCATGCCGACAAATCATCGATAATCGTCCAAGCATACCACCCTTTCCATTACGCCGCATCGTTTTTTTTTGGTAGCGCCACCGGGTCACGGTTGAATATCGACCAGTAAAATGCCTTTATATTCTGCTTCAGCGCGGGGGTCACCTTGGGATGGTCGGCCCGCAGAACGTCAACTGTCATGCGGATCAGGTCGATAGTGTCCGGATCCATCTCCGGCGTCTCCTCATCCCGGCCGGGGCCGAAAAAGGCGCCGGCGCCCGGCTTCATGTGACCCAGAAAAAGTTTGGGGCCTTGACCGGTTAAAAGCCAGCTAAAGTTGACATCACGTGTAAATTTTTCGCCGATCAGGACTAATAGCTCTGCCGGGGGTGCTGTTTTCTTCTCGTAATTTAGATATGTTGTGTACTTAACGCCAATCTCATCAGCGAAATCACCTGGCTTTTTATAACCCAAAGATATTCTAAGTTCCTGTAATCTTTTGCAAATTGGCACTATGTCAACTTCGGGCAATATTTTTTTCATGTCACCTGCATTTTTTGGTTGACAAATTCTATGTCACGTGTATTATGCGAGTTATATTCACCACCAAAACACTCTGGAGGCATATCATGTCCGCAAAAACCAAGACGATCACCGTGGCGATGGATGCAAGTCTGCACCGACGCGTCACAAATGAGGCCCGAAAAGAGTATCGCACCGGGTCGCAGCACGTTCACATGATTATCGAACAACATTACCAGCGGATAGACGCGGCCCAAACCGGGCGGCTCTTTCCCGGCCGGACCGGCGACGCCGAAAAGGACGCCGCGTGAGCCGCCGCTGCAGCAACCGTCCCCCGCCCGGGGCGTGGGACGCCTCCTTGAAAAGGAGGAGAGTTGGGGTGACGAGCCAATTTGCAGGTCGGCAATCCCTTGCCGACCTGCGGCCGTTGTCCTGTGTGGCGCCTGGGGAAAAGAGCACCCTGCCCGCAAAGCAATGAAGCCGATATATCCGACATTTGCAACCGTTTGTCAAGGTTTCGCCGCCCGCGCGCGTCATTGCATCACGCCCGCAAAGCGGATGACCCCACCGGTAACGCCGCGGGCGGCGGTTTTTAAAAGGACGTGACATGAAGCGGTACCATTCTGACATCAAACCTTTATATATATCTGAGAAATACGACGGCGTCCGGGCAACGTGGGACGGAAAATCCCTGAAGACGCGCACAGGCAACCCCGTTTCCGCGCCAAAATTTTTTACCGCCCGGCTGCCCGCAGGGCGGACCCTGACGGGTGAACTATGGCTCGGCCGGGGCCGGTTTGACGCGGTGCGGGCGCTGGTGCAGACGAAAACGCCCGCTGATGATGGCTGGAAGCCGGTGAAATTCATGGTGTTTGAGGGCGCCCGGCAGGATGACGATTTTGACGATTTGGGGCCATGTCGAGTGGTTACACAGCATCTTTGCGAAGATGCCGCCGCCGCCGAAGCGTACAGTAGCAAAATCGTTCAAAAAGGCGGCGAGGGGGCGGTCATCATCAGCGAAGATGGCGAGCGCTACAAGCTGAAACCGTATCAGGACGACGACGGCAGGGTGATCCGCCACATTACCAGGGGGGGTGTGACCCGGGCGCTGGTACTGGCGCTGCGCGATGAGCGGGAGATGACGCTCTCCGCCGGGTTGAGCGACGATATGCGCACAAACCCGCCTCGGATCGGCTCTATCATCACATTTACGTATCAAGGTCGGACCTCATCGGGATTGCCCCGCTTTGCCCGTTTTCAGGGCCTGCGCGCGGAAACGGAGATTCCGTTCGAGGCGCCGACGGCCACGGAACGGGCAGTACTCGAGGAATGGCTCGAACGGGTCAGGAACGGCGGCGGCATCCGCTCCGGCGCCGTCTCCGGAGGCGGTTAAAAGCCAAGGAGGAGCAATGAAACTCAATGAGATTGAGATAAAATGTAGCGAGTGCGATGAGGATCTCGGCGTCGATGCGGAGTTTGATTATGACACAATCCGCGTGCCGCCGTGCCCCGGTTGCGTTGACGCCGCGAAGGCGCGCGTCCGGAAGACATACGAAGATTGTATCGCGCGGGAGCGGAAGGTGATCCTGTCGTAGGTCGGCAACGGGACAACGGATGAGGCTATTGGATAAAACGAAAACAGAGCACGAATTGGACGAGGCGGAGCGCAAGGCCTGGGATTCGTTGAGCCGGTACAAATTTATGATGTTCGGGTACTGGGCCGCTATTTGGGTGCATTTGAACCGGGTCGGCGAATGCAACCGCTCCAACCCGTGGCGGGGCCTCGTCAAACACGCAGGGGTTGTGATGCTGGGTTTTGTCCCCCAGGGGAGGCGTCAGCGCTCGACGGAGGCGACAGATGAGTAAACCGAAAACCGTTCGTCGGCATGGGAATGCCGACCTGCCAGGCGCAATATCCCGTAGGGCGGCAACCCCTTGCCGCCGACCGGAAATTTCCGACTGCAGCCGGGCCGCCGCGGCGCTGGTGCTGGGGCCGTGGCCCTTGTGGCTCTACGGCCGTGCGTGCGGCTACAGGATCGCCCGGTCGGAGTGGGATCCGGACAGGGAGGCGTCATGAAGCTGAAAGAGGTGTTTGAGCAGGCCAGGCGGGACGGATTTACCCATGCGGGGGATATCTATTCGTATCGCGGGCGGAAAATCGACAACTGGGGGGACGATATATCGTCTGATAACGAGGATTACAGCTATGAGACGACGCGACATCTGAGTACCCGACTTGGTCATGCGGTTCAAAATAACGAAATGCCGTCCAACGAATATCGATTTTGGAGAGTTGCCACCGGCAAAGAGGGGGTTGCGTGCCGGCCGTCCGGCTGACCGACCGGGACCCCATGCCCTGGGGCAAGTACAAAGGGGTGCCGATGGAAGAGGTCCCTGCGAGTTATCTGGATTGGCTGATGGGGGAGTTAGAGACGCGTAAAACCATGGACGCCGTGTCCCGGGCCGTTTTTCGGTACATCCGGGACAACATCGCCGTGATCCAGGCGGATTTGGGGAGTTAGCCGCATGGCGGCAAAGGGTTGCCGCCCTACCGGGAGAATGCGTCTCTATCGCTACACGTGGGGCAACAACCGAAAGCGAAAACGGTTAAAAGGGCGCATTTGTCAAATTGTCAAAACGGGAACGAAAAATTCGGTCCAAGTGACATTCCGCGATACCGGAGAGATGGAGATCGTCAGCCGCAGGGCGCTACGAAAGGTGCCGCAAGGAGGGCAAGATGGCAACGACACCGATCAGGGTTGAGCATATCAGGAGCGAGCGAGCCCGGCAGGCCCGCATCGCCCGCCGGGTGCGCACCTGGTTCGGCTGCTGGTCGGCGGTGCTGCTGCTGCTCGTGGCCGGGTCGGAAAATGACTGGTTTCCCTGGGCCAATTTTGTGGCCGTCGCCCTCTTCGGCCTGATTGTTGGTATCGCTAACCGGCGCGTTGGGGAGGGCGCATGAGCGGCGCCGTTCAGGTGAAAATCATCGAGACCGTCAAAATCCGCCCCAAGGCGGCGCTGCTCCATCTGGCCGGCCTCGGGTACCAGTGGGTTCCGCTGTCGGTAATCACCGGGCGCCGGGGAAATGAGGTTTGGATTGCCGAATGGTGGTACACCCAAAAGGTGGACGATCTGGCCGACAAGCTGGCCCGGGCCCCGGCCCGGCCGGAGCAATTGCAAAAACTGAAGGGCCGTTTTGAACAGGCAAAAGCCTGAAGGCGGCATATGATACAGATCTCGAAACAACATCAAAGGAGAGAGCTGACTTGACCTTTACCCGCCGAACAGCCGATTATACCCCCTGGAACCACAACCGGGGAGGTGAATTTATGGGCGGATCGATCCAGTGGGATAAAAAATCGAAATCTTTCTATGTGGCCGTCTATTGGGACGGCAAACATCACCGGATCTGGCGCAACCCGGTGACCGGCGAAAAACTGTACGTAAAACACCAGGCGGCCAAAGTCCTTGCCAAGGTGCAGTCCGAGGTGGATGAAAAGATTTTCAACCCGCGCCATTGGCGCCCCGATAACCCGATGCGGGTGGACCGCTACTACAAAGAGTGGCTGGCTGAAATCGACGTAACGCCCAAGGTGAAGCGGAACTATCAAACCTATTTTGAGCGACACATCAACCCGATCATCGGGGGGGTGGATTTGCGGGCTATCCGCAAAAAACACGTAGTCAACCTGAAGCGCCAACTGGCCCTCTCTGACAAGGGCAGGTATAATGTCCTCGGCGCATTAAAAACCATGCTCCGATGGGCCTGGGGCAACGACGATATCCCCAGGGTGCCGCCTTTCCCAAGGCTCTCTTTTAACCCGCCCCAGATCGTCTATCTCAACCTTGATCAGCAGGAGGAGGTGCTGGCGGCAATCCCTGATCAAGACCGTCCGATATTCCAGATTGGCATGGAATACGGCCTGCGGGTCGGCGAAGTCCGGGCCATCCAGTGGGACAGTGTGAGCGAAACCGAACTGGTTATTCGGCGCACGTTCAGCGACAACCAGCTTCGCCATACAACCAAAACCGGTCGCATCCGGGCGCTCGGCATGACCGCCTACGCCTGGGGGGTCTTCCGGGTTGTTCAACGCACCCTGTCGCCGTTCGTATTTGTAACGGCCAGGGGTGTTCCCTACTCCAACAAGGTCTTAAACAGGATTTGGCATCAGGCCGAGAAGAAGGTGGGCATCAAGATAAAGCTCTACAACGCCTTCCGCCACAGTCTGGGCTGCCAACTGCTCGACCTGGGCGAATCCGAAGGCACCGTCCAGGACATCTATGGCCACTCAACCGCCACGATGACACGGCGCTATGCGACCCGCTCTACGGCCACCATTACGGCTGCTCTGGAGCGTCGCCGCGGCAATGTCGTTCAGTATCCGTTCAGGGAGAAGGGGTTGGCAGGTGAATAAGGCTTATAATTACAACAGGTTGAAAGTATTGCCTTGGGTTCAAATCCTGCCGTCCCGACCATCAATCAGAATTTTTCTCTCAACCACCAACTCTGGTGAATCCTGACCGGCTTGGATACTTTTGAAAAAGCGCACTGTCTCCTTTAAGAGCGTTTGCGCGTCATAATCAAAACAGAGCACATGATTGGCCCGTGCCTGGGTATGCCATTTTCTCCCAGGATGATCTTTCCACAGCTCTGCCGTTCTTTTGTAGGCAGCGACCCGGTCCTTGGGCGCGGCAAAAACAGCCACGGGGGTTTGAATGTCAGAGACAGACGCCACTGCCCGTCGCCGAAGCAGCTCCAATTGGCAGAACGCCCCGACGTTGATCAACCCTGAGCCTGGGCGGTAACGCAGCCGGCCCTTGGGATCGTTGATGGGCCGCCCCAACAAAGATGGCACGACAGGGATAATCCAACGCAGCCACTGAGCGATGACGCCAAGGGGCCGGGTTCCGCAAATGAGACCGTAATACGGCGCCAATAAAACGGTTCCGGTGACGCTCTTTTGCACTGTTGCAATGGTCGCCAACGTCCCGCCCATGGAAAAACCGACCAGAAACGGTTTCTCCCGGTCCTCATTTGACTCCTTTTGAATCACATTTGCCAGCCATGTCATATACTCCGCCGAGTTAAACCGCCCGCGTGTAAAGGCCCAGTACTTGGCCGTCTGATACGGCACAACGGGAACAACCACCCGAAAACCTTCCTGCTGCAGTTTCAGGGCCAGCGGCTTAACCCCTAAAGGCGAATCGACAAACCCATGGATCAGAATTGCCGTGGCCCGGGGCGGGCCGGACAACGGCATGAGCACCTGTTCCTTTTTGCGCCAGGGGTCCTTGATCAAACGGCTTTGCCGAACCTCGATCAAGGACCAGAGCAGCATCAAGAGATTGAAAAGCACAACTGCGATAACAGTGTTGTAAAGGAAGGTCAT